GCCCGACTGGTTCAGAACCGATCCAAAACTCAAGAGTGAAAAGCTCACGCCGCAAAAAATGGATTACACTCTGCAAAGCTGGGACACGGCGAATAAAAGTGGAGAGTGTAACGATTACAGTGTCTGCACGACATGGGGAACTCTTGATGGGAACTTCTATTTGCTTGACGTCTTCCGCAAGCGATTGAACTTTCCAGAATTGAAACGGGCAATTCTTGATCTCTTCAAGAAATATAATCCGGAGAAGCTTCTGATAGAGGACAAGGGATCGGGCACATCCATGCTTCAGGAGCTCAAGTCTGAATACATCTGGTGCTTGGAGGCCTACAACCCCCAGCAAGGCAGCGACAAACTGATGCGTCTGGCTGCACAGTCAATCAAATTTGAGAGTGGCAGAGTATACCTCCCCAAACAGGCACCGTGGCTCGACGAGTATGTGAGTGAAATTACCGGCTTTCCCGGAACCAAGCACGATGATCAAGTCGATTCAACCTCGCAGGCGCTGGATGCTTTGACAAACCATGCATATCCACCAATTAAATTCCCGTATCATTGGCCGCCTCGGGTGTACGAATACTGCTAGATGGAGCGTTCCTATTTTCTCTTATTTCGATTGAATTCTGCTTGACTTTTTGCCCCCGGCGAGCGGCTAACCGATCGGTCGCTCAAAGGGGGCAAGCCGTGCGTAATGGCTAAATAAGACTTGACTTCCAGCTCCAACAGAGCGGAAATGTGGACACCGGAGAGGAGGTTCGCAGGTGTCCGAGAGGCTCGAAGTCGAGATTGCAGCACTACCAAAGATGAATTTGACCCAATTACAGGCCAAGTGGCGGCTGGCCCTGAAACAAGCCCCACCACCTCACATTCGTAAGCCGCTCCTGGTGCCTTTGCTTGCCTACAAGCTTCAGGAGCAGGCCTATGGTGGCCTAAGGCCGGAGGTCAAGCGCCGACTTCGGGAACTGGCCGCTGGCTTCCATCGGGATTCCAGGAAGACCACAGCACAATGCACGGGTCCCCTGCGGTTCAAGGCAGGAACACGGCTGATTCGCCAGTGGGAGGGGAAGACGCACCACGTAACAGTCGGCGAGGCCGGCTTCGAGTACAACGGGGAACGCTACAAGAGCCTCTCCGCGATCGCCAGGTTAATCACCGGAACCCGCTGGTCGGGTCCCCTGTTCTTCGGTCTCAAGGGGTACCGCTCATGAGCACCTTACACAAGCGTTTCATCCGTTGCGCCATCTATACCCGAAAGTCCTCTGAGGAAGGGCTTGAGCAATCCTTCAACTCGCTCGACGCCCAGCGCGAAGCCTGTCAGGCCTACATTCTTAGCCAGCGCCAGGAGGGCTGGCGTGCCATCGACGCCCAGTACGATGACGGAGGTTATTCCGGCGGCACCATGGAGCGCCCCGGCCTCAAGCGCCTCTTGGCGGACATCGAAGCCAAAAAGGTCGACACGGTTGTCGTCTACAAGGTAGATCGGCTGACACGCAGTCTGGCCGACTTCGCCAAGATCATCGAGGTCTTCGATGCTCGCGGCGTAAGCTTCGTCTCCGTCACACAACAGTTCAATACCACCACTTCGATGGGCCGGCTTACCCTGAATGTCTTGCTCTCCTTTGCCCAGTTCGAACGGGAGGTGACAGGAGAGAGGATCCGGGACAAGATATCGGCATCAAAACGAAAGGGCATGTGGATGGGTGGTCCCGTACCTCTCGGTTATGACATCAAGGACCGTCACCTGATTATCAACGAAAAGGAAGCAGAGCAGGTTCGTGATATCTTCGAGCTTTATCTCAAATTCGGCTGCGTGAAGAAGCTGAAAGCATACCTCGACCAGTGCGGGGTGAAGAGCAAAATCCGGGTGAGCAGTTCGGGCAACAGCTCAGGTGGTGCATCATTCTCCCGGGGAGCTCTTTATTTGATTCTGCGGAACCGAACCTATCTAGGCGAGACTCCTCACAAGGGACAATCGTATCCCGGGGAGCACGCGCCGATTGTCGATCGTGAGGTCTGGGAAAAAGCGCGCACACTGATGGCGGAAAATGTTCGCGTCCGCCGTCACGGAACCAACGCCAAAGCCCCGAGTCTTCTGCGTGGGCTGCTCTACGACGAAGATGGAAACCGTTTCACTCCGTCCCATGCGTGCAAACGCGGCAAGCGATACCGGTATTACGTATCGCAGAGAGTTATTAAGGACGCGTCATCGGGCTCAAGTCAGCCCGGCAGAATCCCGGCGCGAGAGTTGGAAAATCTGGTCCTTGCCAAACTGAAAAGCTTCTTCTCATCCGCGGACCAGGTCGTCAGCGCGTTGGGCCTTCCCGAGGATGATCTTGGCGTAACGCAAAAGTTGATTGAGTCTGCTGCATGGTACACAAAGCGCCTGGGTGAGAACTCGCCTTCGGGACTAATTGAATTACTCGAAACAATCGTGGCCTGTATACTGGTCCATCAGGGATCCGTCGAGATTCAGACCGACAGGGCCAAATTGCGCGCACAGCTTCTCGGGCCCGACCACACGGATCCTCAGACGCAGGACACAATGAACGACCTCAATCAGCAGCCAATTGCCCTGATGATCGAGACCAAGCTGAAGCGATGCGGCGGGGAAATGCGGCTCGTCATTCCGTCGCTGTCAGCGGATCAGGCTCCTGACAATGCCATGCCAGCATTGATCAAGGCCATCAGCCGCGCTCACGAATGGGTACAGTTGATCGTGGCTGGAGAATACAAAGATCAACGGGCGATCGCTGCAGCTACCGGTCTCAATGAGCGCTACGTAAGCCGTATCATACAGAGCGCGTTCCTGGCGCCTCAGATAGTGGAGGCAATCGTCAAAGGACGGCAGGCACCAGAGATGACGCTGGCGGCATTACTCGACAAAGTCCCTCTCAGCTGGGCAGAACAGAACGCGAAGATGGCTACCTTCGTCACGCAATAGACAGTCCCGTTCTACGACCGGTCACCTCTGGAGCACTAGGCTTTAGTAAATTTGCTGGTACCAATCCGAAAGAAATGTTCTGAGTCGATACGATGACCGCCATATCACACCGGGCCCGACCACTAAGACTTCCGAACAGCGCATGATGATCTGGTGACCGCGTGTTACGTTGCAGTTACAAAGAAACCGGCGAGGTTCAGTGTGCGAGATGTGTGCTCGCAAGATCGCTTCATGGCACCGGCAGTTTCAATTCAACCGCCCCACTCATGCTTCGAACAGGCGCGCACGATTCAAATCCAGGCAAGAGAAACACCGCCTAAGCGATTGCCTGGCAATCGCTTAGGCCCATACCGCTGAATCTAACCGAGCAGCGGTGAGACCTGATGTATGCTTTGGCTATGCCGATTTTCCGGGCGAAACTCCCGGAAAACTGGTACAACCATGTGCTTATTTCAAGACGGATTGCTCATGCGCATGCCGGCTTCCAGCTTATTTTTCGCTCATTTGAGATCTCCCGGAGAAGGGCAGCTTCTCAAGGACCACCTGCTCAACGTCCCTGCGATCACCTCGCGGCTGGCCGCGAAGACCGGCAAGCCTCGTGTCGGCGCACTCATCTGAGGTACACATGACATTGCCGAACGAATCTTTCGCAGAACAATATGCTCATACGCTTGCCGATCACGCTCCCGGCGATTGGGAGACGCTTGCGGCTCATCTCGACAAAGTGGCGAGCTCTGCTTCCACCTTCGCGGAGGCGTTTGGAGCGCAGCTTTGGGGAGAGGTTCTCGGTCGGTGCCATGATTTAGGCAAACTCTCTGACGACTTTCAACTTTATCTCCGTAGCCAAGGAGCAAAATCAGTTGATGCAGGAGTGGAAAACGACGATCCTCACACAAGGCGGGTTGATCACTCCACCTTTGGCGCACGCTTTGTAGCAGAGAATGCCGGAACCATTTTCGGTCAACTCCTGGCGTTCTGCATAGCAGGACATCATGTTGGGCTCCCGGACGAGGCCTCCTCTGACGACGCGACACAACGCAGCACACTTCGCTACAAGCTGGATACGTCCAAGTATCGTATTCCCGATGTACCGGCGGCCAACATTGTTCTGTCGAAACTGACATCACCCCTGAAGCCGTCGGCAGCCGGTAGAGACGAGGTTCCTTTCCAGCTTGCCTTTTTCACGCGAATGTTGTTTTCATGCCTGATCGACGCGGACCGGACGCGAACCGAGGAGTTCTGCGCGCCGGAAAAAGCTGTAGCGCGAAGCGGCTTGGATGCGGGGCACGGCAGGCCATCGCTTGCCGCGCTCAAAGATCAACTTGATACCAGCTTGCTAGAAAAGCAGAAAGGCGCAACGCCGACGGAGGTCAATCGTCAGCGGGCCATTGTGCTCCAACACTGCCGCAACGCTGCTCAACGGGAGCCGGGTTTCTTCTCGCTCAATGTGCCCACGGGCGGCGGCAAGACCCTTTCATCGCTGGCCTTTGCGCTTGGTCATGCGGTGAAGCACGACCTTCGGCGCGTTGTGGTGGCAATTCCCTTCACCAGCATCATTGAGCAGACTGCCGATATATACCGCAAAGAACTTGG